TCCCTCGTTGGAAATGATGTGGATGCTTGGCTTACCATCAAAGGTCTTGCTCATCCACTTCTTAAACATATCAATCTCTACTTTTCCAGATGATAGTTTACGATGACTCCACATACCGTTGCCAATAATTGCAAATAGTCTATTACGGACTTCTGCCTCCGTCATTTCAAGGCTGATGATCAGCGGTGACTTGCCGTGCTTCCATGCCTGTACAGCAAGGTACAGGGCCATCCAAGACTTACCAATAGCAGGGTAAGCAAGAAGGACACCAAACTGTCCGGGGGTAATTCCTGCTGGCATATAATTGTCAAATCCTGCGAGTCCTGTGTAGATTCCATGCATACCACTCTCCTGTAGCCTCTTAATGTTCTCAAAGTATGCTACGGCATCATCAACGTCTGATACATCCAAATCTCTTACTGTAGATGTAATACGCTTTAGACTTGCAGTTTCTGTAACAAGATTATTAAGAGCATCTGCTGCTCTTCCATCCTGCACATCATTTGCAGCAGAACGAAGCATTATCTTAATATTATCATTAAGATAATCTGTACGAAGTTCATCAAGATGATGCTTGGTACTACCAGTTTCAGAGGTATAGTCAAAGTCACTGAACTTCTGCTTTACAATTGATACGGGAGGAACTGTTTGATTTATCTCGTAGTAGTTCCGAACAAAACCCCACACATCGTTATGTGTTCTAAGGATCGTATCAATGTTTGCCTGTAGCAGAATATGAACCTGCTTGTCATTCAAGACTGCTGATAGAGTCTTTGCCTCTAGATTAGCCATCCATCCACTCCTTTGCTTTCTGTCTCATGTCTGCTCTAAATTCTCTGTCTTCCTTGCTTGCTTTCATGGATTCTAGCAGACGGCCAGCATTATTAGCAAATGCCTTCCATGTGGGACGCTCCTGAATACTAAAGTAATATTCCATTGCCCTGTATAGGGCATCTACATCGAAAGATTCCAAGAGGGCGTCTGCTGCCCACTGTTCGTTGTACTTGTTTATAGTGGGCGCAGACATACCCTTCATCTTGCATGACCTTTCGAACCTAGTGATAAGTGCAAACCTATCCTTGCGATCAGCCATGACTCTCCTTAAATATAGACGGTAACGTAATGAATGCCTTCTTCAAATGAAGTGTTTACGGCATTAACACTTGCAAAGTCGCTAACAAGATCGCTCTTCTTTAGCAACTTAGCCATTTGCTTAAAGGCATCTGCTGGACTCTCTCCATAGGAACAGAGTACGATTGGATTTTCGTTTTTTGCTTCATATCTTCCTGAATTTTCATTAATACTCATGCTAGTTCTTCCTTTGCCTCGTTAAGTTTTTCTATTAGTTGATTTTCTACAAACTGATAAATACGATCAGACGCTTCTTTGGCTGTCTCATCCTCGTGCTTGTAGTCTGTCACTTGACAGTCAAGACGAAGATTCTGAAAATTCCCCGTGTTAAAAGTATAACCAAGGGACCAAGCGATTCTGGTTTCTTCCATGTGACACCTTTCCTAGTTGTTACTGGTGATAATATCGTATCTGAATAAAGGAGTCAAGTCTACATTGTTTCACTGAAAACAGGAATGAACCTACCTTCATCATTCTTTACATAATAAATCATTCCTTCTCCCATAGCATATTTTAATTCTTGTTCTGTGGGAGTCTTATTGTTTGTGATTCTACCATCTTTCCTTGCCCTGCCCATATGGGTCTGAGCCATAAGATTTCTTGCTTCCCAAATATGGTCTTCACTATAATAAGAAAGATAATGAAAGGCAGTCTTGCCTTCTGGCAGAACTCCAACGGCAGGAGGTAGCATTCCAGCCTTCACTAGTCTAGGAATGCTCTTCTTATGATAGTTTAAGAGACTTGCTGTTTCTGCTATTGTGAAGGCTTTTTTTCTCTTTTTTTTAAATTCTACCAGCGTTGTGGTCATTTGTAAAGACTTTGAATGACTCCAAAGTATAACGATTCCTTGAGCACGACTAACATGTAATACTCTTACCAAATCTCCATCAAGAAACCAAGTCTTTCTTTTTGGTTTTTTTATTACTTTGATATGTGATGTTTCATTCTCATCTTTTCCATGTTCCATAGCCATGAGACTTCTCCATCTAATTGATTAAAGTTATGGTAAAACACTCTAGTTCCGCATCTTATGCAGAAGGTTTCCATATGGTTGTGCTCAGAGAACGCTCTATCAATAAACATTCTTCCATTACATTTTTTACAAGTAAGCATAGTGAGAGAAGTATATCACGTTGGAATTCCAATAATGATTAGGTTTATGCTCACACTCATTGTTCCAGTTGAAGCAAACTTAATTTCTCCTTCTACCCGAGAGGTTGTTATTGAATTTAAAACAATGGTAACGTCGTTTCCGACTGCTGTTCTTCCAGTATTTACAGGACTTGCAGTGGCTATTGGTGCATACTTAAAGTCTGATGGGTAGTCATAACTAAATGATCTTGTTGTTCCTGCCAACATGTTTTCATTGTTTACTACATCGACATACGCTGCAATAATTCTAGACTCACTAGTCTTTATGCTTTGATCGGATGCCTCTCTAGTTTTTACTGTAGTGTAATTATATGTTGCTGAAGATACTGAATTGGATACATTGTTGATAGCATTTGCTAAATCATACAAGTATGTTACGTCTAGGGGCGTTCCTCTTTCTGGAACTCTAACTATTGCCATAGGTTAAGTATATCAAACGTTGCTTACTGGTGAGGTAAACAAAGAATATCTTGAGGAATATTGCTTTGGATACGTTAATCTTTGTACGCTTACTTGATATGAATGAGCACTTGGGTCTATCAATGTATAAGTATTTGATAATGTCGAACCCTTATATTCCCAAACTGCTGATGGATCTCCATTAGTCATATACCATTTTACATAAACGTCATACTCTTTATTGTTTTGATTATCATCCCATACAACACTAATTGTTTTTCCAGAACCAGTATTTATGGTGTGAGTTATGTATGGAATTGCAGTTACTTGAGGGGAGGCTATTGTTACCAAGGGAGTCCAAAATGATGATCTGTTTCTATCTTGAGAGATAAGCCTTACGCGAACATTGTATCCAGTATCATCTGCACTGATAGGAGGCAGATCTTCTTTTTTTATTATTATCTTTGGCATTATCCGACTCCCACGGAAAACCTAAACTCTATATAGTTGCTAGTGTTTGCTATCTTTACAATTGGTCTTTGCAGTGTAGTCTCAACAACTGAGTACCCAGACATAACATATAGGGGGTTTGGAGAATTGAGGTTTTCAAATCTTATTGCATCTAATACAGTGTAATACTCATCACTTGGATTAGCGTCACTAGTATTTTTATGTATTGATGTGTAGATTCTAATCATCCTTACATCTGTCCAAGAAAACTCTGAAGATGTTTCAAGATCTTTAAGTTTTTTAGTTATTACAATATATCGGTTATCTGCCTCTAAATCTGTATTTAATATTTCATGGGTAAGACGAGCATAACCCACCGTTGGATTAATTTCTGATTGAAGAAATTCAATAACAATCCTTGTTGAATCTGGTATATCAACGTTGCTTTCTTGCTGAGGAACTATAGATAGCGCAATTTTTATTTCATCATCTGGACTGTTCTTAGATAAGTTAATGTTTCTTCCATCTAAATGGATATGTGATGAGTTTCCAACACTTCCGTCAGAAATAACAAATGATGAGTTTATGTCAGACGTATCTCCTCTTAAGAAGATAGTGTTGTTGAGAAACCTTGAACCTTCTTGTCTATCTTTTCTAATGGAACTAAGAAGTGTTTCATTGTCTGCCGTGGTTGCAAAAATAGCATCACCAGCAACAACAGGAAGATTGATATCATTTGTATCATCTCCACCATCAAGAGATGCGGTAAACTCTGGAATTGGTCCAGTGAATCCAGGAGATTCTGTTTTATGAAGTCTCCACCCTTCGTTTGAATCAAAACTAAAAAGTATTCGGCTGTCAGAACTGGTCACTGCGCTATTTGATGCTGCTGACCAAAGAGCAACTTCAGATATCTCATAGCGAGATTCTGTTGGCATTTCTGCTGATAGTGCCAGTTTTGTTATACCGTCCTCGTTAACGAATCCTCTTGAGGAGATCGGAACCCTGATCATTTCAAAATCCATAACCTCTTTGGCAGAAAAATCTCCTGTAGAGTTTGGCTTTGCTCCACACCCTAATGCAATGTGAGTTGCATAAGCGGGGGCTTGACCAAGTAAAAACTTGGCAATAATCTCTTTTCCATTATTTGTAATCAAGGTATGACCACTCCAATCCTATATATTGTACCATCGCTAGATAATTCTACTTCTGCATACTCATCGTTTCCTATTGATGAAAATTCAATAACAAGGTTTTCACTTGAGTCTAGTGATATCCCCATTAACTTAGACGCAATATCCAATGAGTATTGAGAAAATTGAGAGTATGAGATCTGTCCAGCAAGAATATTGTTTGGATTGAATGACTTATTTAATATGGATAGGTTGCTTATTAATGAATAGACTACGTTTTGACCATTGATAGTATCATGTCTGGAAACGTTAATTAACTCTGTACCGCCAACATCTTCAAACAACAAGTCAACAATAAGTTCTTGTGGAAGCGTTTCTGCATTGTATGTAACTAAACTTGGAGATGGTTGTTTTACTGCATAAGTAGTTGCTGCTGGTGGTGGGGTAGGTGCGGGAGGTGGGGTTGAAGCGGGTGCTGCGCCTCCACCACCGTTTAGGATTGGAGTCTGTGTTGGATCTGGTTTTGGGTCTGGACCCTTA